CTTTATTACTTTGCCAAATCCCCCACTTCTAGTACTAAACCTTGGTCCTAAAAGCTGTCCCAATATATCAGTTGGTTGCCCCATTTCCCATTTAGCCATCTGTTTATTAAATTTTGCCACATCTTCATTTAGCTTCAATTTACGTTCTGCCATTGCAAGTTCTTTCATTTTTGTTGATTTGGTAAAATCAAACTGTTGGTTAAACTGTCTTTGCTGTTCTCCGAATTGTTTTTCTTGTAGACCAAAGCCCTTTTCTTGCAACTCAAATTGTTTCCCACATTGCTCTTTTTGAATGTTCTGCGCATCTTGTATTTCTTTGCGCCTCTGTGCTTCCTGTTGCGCTGCGAAGTCTACGTTTTGAATTGCCTCTTCACCCATTTGTTGCGCGCCTTGTTGTGCCAAGCCTTGCGCTTTTATTGAAGCTCCTGTATTAAGACCGCCCAGAGTCGCGAACCTTCGCTGTATGGCTCCCTGTTGCTCTTGTCCGTATTGTGTTGCCCTTTGTTTCGTTTTTTGTTTTAATAATTCATATTCGGGTAATGTTGCCATCATCTCAACCCTTTCTTGTTATAGCCAAAGCCCAATCCGTGAATTTTGAACCATTGATTAACCTTATTTTCATTTGAAAACTTAAATTGGATTCTCTTGCCAGATTGATTTAGTGAGACAACTTCTTCAACCTGATCATTGCCGCCACCCCAATCATCAACTCCCCAATCCATTGAACCCCAAGTTGATCCGCCAGGGTTTAGGTCTATGGTGTACAATGCGCCGCCTGTTGAATCCGAATCAACCCTGACATACATATCCATATACCAAGCGCCGGTTTGTTCGGCTAATATATAGGCACCTCTAAAGTCTTTATGAAAATGAAGATCCTTTTTATAACCACCAAATTCTTTAGTCCAAAAATAAGAATCAATTGCGTTCCCATCGTCTGAGTAAGTGCCATCAAACATTTCATAAGTAAGACCGTTGTTCCCTGTTGAATCGGTATAATAAAGGACTCCTTCGTATATAACGAAGTTCTTGGCATTTAAACCAGACCATGGAATCCAAGTATATCTTTGCTTCTTGGACACGTTGGAGTTTGAAAAATCAAACTGATAAATTCTGTTATTGGTTGTTTGCCCTGCGCCATAAGAAACACTTATATAGGCTTTATTCTTATAAACTATTGCCTCGATATTATGCAAATATGCTTCTTGAATTAAGAAAATATCCGGCTCAATTCTATTACTGTATAAATCTGAAACCGCATTTAAAACCGAAAGATAGGTTGCGTCTTGGTCAATTCCAGTTGCATTTAAAGCGGCAAATCCTACAAATTTATCATTTTGAACCGCCGGAAACATTAACTTGTCTTCAAAGTTAAATATCCCTTTAGGAGACTTACATCCGTATTGTTTTGCGCCTTGTACATAAGCCCAGTTTCCTGTGTCAGTGTCGGGCATGTAAACAAACATGAAAGAACTCTCGCCAAAGACCACAAGAGCGTTTTGAACTATCCCAAAGCACTTTACAATATCTGTCGAGTTGTCACCGAATTTAAAAAAACTTAAGGCTTTAAAGACATATGGATTCCCCAATTCAGAGTACCAAACGTAATTAGGGTTAGACGGATCGTTAACAAAAAGCCTATCCCTGAAATAAATACAAGCAGAGTAATTCGGGGGAAGTCCTTGGTCTGTTGGTGCATCTGCTCCCACATTAGCGTCAGCCGTATTGTCGGAATAGGTTGTAGTAGTGTTATCGTTAAAAGTAGTAATTAGTTTGTAGGTTGAAGCTGCAGAACTTTTTCTATAAAGCTTTCTATAATTCACCCCATATGATTGCGGCGCAACAGAAATGTCCCCCAGTGTGGCTATTTCAGAAGTCAAAGAAAGCGCGGTTGATGCTGTGCTTAAATCGCCCTCTACTAGATTAGTGTTAACGTAGGTAACCTTCCATGTGTATGTTCCAAGCAGGTTTCCAGCCGTTCCAGCGCTTGTAATAGTCGGAGCGGTTGCAGGAGGATATACCCCATGCCTTGTAAAGTCGGTTCCGTTATATTTATATGGATATGTCCCACCATTACCCATAAAGATATAACCCTCATATTGCGCAGCGCATACGTTAACATCCGCTGTATAAACTGATTGAGCGCTTGGAACTGTAACAAAAGTATTTGATTCTAATGTGTACATAGAACCACCCATCCAAGCGACCATGGTTTGATCTCCTGAAGTGGTTTTATGGTTATAAGTCCCATTAAAATGAATAGATCCAAGTCCAGAAGTAGTTAACCTTGACGTTCCCCCTCTTGTTCCTACCGCTCCCTCTTCACAAGTCACATTCAGGCATGAAGGGGATTCATTATCTTCAATAATAGAACGCTCAAATTTATTATTTAAGCCTCCATCAAGTTGAATTCTCTTGTCGCCAGGATATATAACCCTCATATGCCGCCCAATATAGTTGATACCATTTCTTCTTCATTCTTAACAACATTAAACCCATCGGCTCTTTTGCGCTTCTGTTGCCATTTTCTAGCTTCAACTAGATTACTTTCAAACTTCTTTCTATAACGGTCGCCTGAAGGGTAATTCTCGTCTTTATAACACATCCCTGATACAACCCCATCCGTAAGATCCATATGAAACCTAGAAGGTGTTTCAATTGAATCTGAAACCGTTATAATGTCAGGTTCGCCATAGAAATAAACTGTCAAAGTTTTGGCATCGTCAGGAATCGGTCTTAAATATATTTTCTCCCCCCAAATCCAATAATAAAGAGGCGTTCCGGTGCTTGTTGTGCTCTCATCGTAAACGGTAAGTTCATCGTCTTCACGATCACTTATTTTTTTAAGCTTACCGCCATTATATGTTATTCTTTTGATCGCAAGGCATCTTGTCGGCATTGAATAAGCCCTTGTACCGCTTACCGTTGTTATGCTGGTATTAGGATCTTTCTCAATGGTTAAAGCAAACTTTGCCATTTCCATTTCAGATTGATAAAGCAAATCTAATATTTCAGCGTCAGAGTAAAAATTATCCCCAACCGCTTTATATTTATTTCTACAAGCTTCTATAAACTCCGTTGGAGTCATTTATTCCCCCTATAGGCTAGGAGATTTTTTCTTACTTAGCTTGTCTTTAATGTCTTTCTTAGTGTCTTCATCAGCATCAATTTGTTCTAAGTGATTCTCAAGAATATGATCGTCTAACATCTCTTGAGAACTAAATTCTTTTGCGCATGAGTGACACGTAAAAGCTTCCTGTTTTGAAGATGGAAGTTCATTTCTGTTTCTTAAAATTCTTAGCTTTTTATAAGATTCTGGCAACGGTTGCCCATCAGCATTTAAAAGAACACTATTCATAGAACGTAAAAGAAGTTTTGCTTCCCCCTCTTCCAGTTCAATATGCCCTTTTGCCGGTATCTCATAAGCCTTGTCCCTAAATGTCTCTTTATAAGGGTAAATATTGTCATTAAAAACAGCCACTTTCATAAAAATCCTCCTTTAAATTAACTGCAAATTATTTTGTAAGTTGTATGTACATCAGTACACACTGATGTATTTCTCACTTTAAAATATCTTCCTGCTGGCGGTATTTCAAAGATTGTACTTGTCAACGCGCTGTTAATCATAAAAACAGACTGTACAATATGGGTTGCTGTGTTTCTAAATGTTGCCGGGAAATATGTTGCTACGCTGTCGGCTGCAAAATAAGCTTGAACGCTACCACTAGCCATTGCAGGAATTTGTAAATACATTTTATCCCACCCAGAACCCAAGTCTATGCCGGTTGCAGGAAGTGTTTGACCGCTTGTTAATGTTTGTGCGAAAACACAAATAGGTCCATTCATTTATTACCTCCCATAAACAGCTATAAACATTTCATCGCCTGCAACAAGACCGGAACACCCGATGCTACCATTAGAAGCCGCTCCAGAGCTGTCTTTATTTTCTTGCATCATATAGGCTGAAGTTGTTACAGATTTTATCCCTACTGTGAAAAACCTTACAACGTCAAAACCGGTTGCAATGTTTTCTTCTGCGGCGCTTGCAACAAAAGAGATCGCATTACATCTTAGGTTTCCAACATTATATTTTTCAATTACTGATACTGACATTTAAGCCTCCTAATATAATATTTTATTATCTTGAAGCGAAGGATTCAAGCATTGTTCCTTCATATCTTCATTTAGTGAATACATTCTAATCAATCTTTCAAGTTCCATTTGTTTAATTTGTTCAATATTGCCTTCTGGAAACGCACCTAAAATGCCTCCCTCTGTACAATTTATATAAATCCCTGGAACCGTACAAGACAACCAATCGAAAAAACATTTGAAGTTATAGTATGACTGCCATGTCAAAACGCTGTTTCCCCAAACGTCTGTTGCCCTCATTGCCTGACCTATG